GCCCGGGGCCGTTGTGCATATCGTGCCAAGATTGGCAGGTGCTGCAAAGGGGGGCGCTTTCCAATTTATCGCCGGTGCCGCCATTCTGGCCGTAGGGTGGTGGAACCCGGCGGGATGGGGAGCGGCCGCAACGATAATGATGTCTACCGGCGCCGCCATGATGCTCGGCGGCGTGGCACAGATGCTGACACCGATGCCGAAATCGCCAACGCTTTCGCGCAGCGAGGAAGAAAAGGGCAACACGTATTTCAGCAATCTTGACAACGCTGTGGCGCAAGGTATGCCGGTGCCCGTGGTTTACGGTGAAATGCTCTGCGGTTCACGGGTGATCTCTCAGGCAGTAGAGATCATGGATGACGGAGACGCAAAACAGATTGATGCCGGCAAGCACGGCGGTTAACAAGCAAGGAGTGATTTCATGGGTAAAGGCGGCGGCAAACAAAGCACACCTTATGAGGCGCCGAATGATTTGAAGTCGCGTCAGAAACTGTCGATCATTGATCTTATCAGCGAAGGCCCCATCGAAGGTCCAGTCAAGGGCCTGCAGTCTGTCTACCTGGATGATACGCCGGCAGTGGATGACGGCGGCAACAGCAGTGTCAATGGCATGGTGGCGCAATGGCGTGCCGGCACACTGGAACAACCGGTGATGGAAGGGTTTACCGACTCGTCCAGTGAAACACCCGTTGGCATCGAGATAAAACAATCAGCGCCCGTTACACGGACCATCACCACACCCAACATTGATCGCCTGCGCCTTACGTTTGGCACACAGTCTCTGATGGAGGTCACTGAGGATGGTAGCCGCGTGCCAACGGCGGTTCAGCTGCAGGTCCAGATCCAGCGCAACGGCGCCTGGGTAACGGAAAAAGACGTGACCATTCGCGGCAAACGCAGCAACTCGCCCTACATGATGGCTGTGGTGCTTGATAACCTGCCTCCGCGGCCTTTCAGCGTGCGTATGGTGCGTACTACACCTGACAGCACGACAGACCGGATCCAGAATACAACGGTATGGTCGAGTTACACCGAAATCACTGACATCGCCCAGACTTACCCAGGCTCTGCAGTAGTGGGGCTGAATTTTGACAGTGAACAGTTCGGGAACAAATTCCCTCGGCGTAATTATCTGGTGCGTGGGCGCATCGTGCAGGTGCCGGATAACTACGATCCGGTCACCCGGACATATAACGGCATCTGGACCGGCGCTTTCAAGCCTGCTTGGTCAGATAACCCGGCGTTTGTGCTGTATGACTTGCTGACCCACCCACGCTACGGCATGGGAAAACGCCTTAACGTCGGTGAAGTAGACAAGTTTGCTCTCTATGCGATAGGGCAATATTGCGACCAGTCCGTGCCGAACGGCTTTGGCGGGCGTGAACCCCGCATGCGCTGTAATGCCTACCTGACCGATCTGCGCAAGGCCTACGACATCGTCAGCGAGCTCTGCGCCATGATGCGCGTGATGCCAGTCTGGGATGGACGCCGCATGACGTTCATTCAGGATCGGCCCTTTGATGTCGTCTGGCCATATACCAATGCCAATGTGGTAGGCGGCGCTTTCGGTTACAGTGCCAGTTCGCTAAAGGCGCGTCATACCGTGGTGGAAGTTCGATTTATCGATCCGGACAACGGCTGGAAAACCAGCGTTGAGCAGGTGTCCGACGATGCCATGGTGGCGCGCTTTGGCCGTAATGTGCTGCGGGTCGATGCGTTTGGATGTACAAGTCGCGGTCAGGCACATCGTCACGGCCTGTGGATCCTGACCACCGAAAAGCTGGAAACGCAAACCGTGGAGTTTGCGGTGGGCGCCGAGGGATTGCGACACACGCCGGGCGACATCATCGAGGTGGCGGACAATGATTACGTGGATGCGCAGATCGGCGGCCGCCTGGTTAGTGTCGATGAAAAAACGAATACGCTGACGCTCGATCGCCCCGTAGAAAAGCCGGCCAAAGGTCAGGCGACCCTCAGTCTGATGGACGCCGCAGGGCAACCGGTTCGCCTGACGGTGACGGGTTTCCCTGCGGCCAAACAGCTTCAGGTCAACGGCTTGCCCGCGGGCGTGCGCGAGGGAGGCGTTTGGGCGCTCGGTCTGCCTTCTTTGCGGCGCCGACTGTTCAGGGCCATCACGGTCAGCGACAAGGGAGATGGCACCTATGCCGTTACGGCGGTGCAGCATGTGCCGGAGAAAGAGGCGATTGTCGATAATGGCGCACGCTTCGACCCAAAACCTGACACTAATCTGAGCACTCTTATCCCGCCGGTTGAGCACCTGGCGGTCGAGCTGACGCAAGACACGGAAGCGTGGCAGGTGGTCGCCACCTGGGATACGCCTTATGCCGCGCGAGGGATAAGTTTTGTCCTCAAGTTAACGGTAGGGGGGCGCATTGTCGGGACGGCCACCACGACAGACAGCCTCTATCGTTTTGGCGGACTGCCGCGCGGGGATTATACCCTGACGGTCACGGCGCAAAACACCCGCGGGCAGAAAGGGGAGCCGACATCCGTCACGTTCTCGATTAATCCGCCGGCGCCGCCGTCCTATATTGACGTTGAACCCGGTTATTTCAGTCTCGGCGTGATCCCGCGTACCGGTGGCATGAACGCGTTGCGCACGCAATTCGAGTTCTGGTATTCCGACCGGCAACTGACGGACATCACCACGGTCACCGCCCGGGCGCAATATCTGGGCACGGGCACGCTGTGGGTGGTGCAGGGGCAACATATCAAGCCTGGTCACCGATATTATTTTTACGTGCGCAGTGTAAACGCTGTCGGGAAATCCAACTTCGTCGAGGCCAGCGGTGAACCGCGCGATGATGCACGCGGCATTCTCGATTTTATTGCCGGACAGATACTGGAAAGTGACCTGGGTAAAGCGCTGCAGGAGAAAATTAACAGCGCCATCACCGAGGCCAACCTGAAAGATATCGAGAAGCAGATTGAAACGGTGCGCGACCAGTTGGGTGCTGATGCTGCCGCGCTGGACAAGCAGCTTGCCGATGCGTCAGAGCGCCTGGACAGCCTCGCCAAGGCAGCACTTGAAAATAGCCTCGGGCTGCAGCAGGAGAAGCAGGAGCGCGGCGAGCGCGAAGCGTGGATCATTGACCGGCAAAACATACTGGAGACCGATACGGAGTCCATCGCCGAGCATGTCACGCAGCTGGGCGCGAACTTCGATGGACAGCAGGCCAAGCTGACCACGCTCGAAAAGACGGTCTCGGATAATCAGCAGGCCACGGCGACTTCGCTCAAGCAGCTGGAAAGCCGTACTGCAACCAGCGAAGGGGCTATCAAAGACCTGCGGCAGACAGTGGCCACCGACAGCAAGGCGACGGCGGAGCAGCTCAGCAAGCTGGATTCCAAAGTCGGCGAGAACGCGGCGGGTATCACGGGGCTGAAGCAGTCGCAGAGTGACCTCGAAGGCAGCCAGGCACAGATTGCGCAGGGGCTGGAGGCGAACGCCAAAGCCACCATCCAAAACTCGCTCAACCAGGTTGAGGGCGAACAGCGGCAGGCTGCTGTCTCGGCCACGCTGAAAACCACGCAGGAGGTGATTGCCAATCAGCAGGAGGCCCATGCCAAACAGCTCACCACCCTGACTGCCAATTTCGATACGGCGTCGGCCAGCCTGACGCGGCTGGATGAAACCGTGGCGCGAGAGAAGGAGGCGACCAGCCGGGCGTTGCAGGATATGAGCAGCAACGTGGGCAAGAACACAGCCAACATCACCACCGAGGCGAAGACCCGCGCCGATGCCGACAAGGCACTTGGCGAACGTATCACGCAGGTCAAGAGCGAAACCGTTGATTCGGTGGCGCAGGCGCTCGACCAGGTGAAAACCGTAAGCGAGGCTCAGCAGGCCAGCGGTTCGCGCATCCAGAGCCTGGAAGCGTCTGCCGCTATCGACAACACGCCGGAAGGGCTGATTGAGCAGGCGCTGGGGCTCCATGAGCAGGGCAAAGAGCGCCGGAAGGCCGAGGCTAAAATCATCCATGAGCAGACTGTTATCGCTAATCAG